TGGTGTACCTACTAGAATAGGAAGTGCTAGTGGAGCAAACGATAGCTCTGTTACTGCTACTGCTGTAGTAACTAAACCTAACATAAATACTAGTGTTACAGTTGCAAATGACAGCTTGGTTGTTGCAACAGCAACTTCTACTAAAACGAGAATAGGTACAGTAGAAGGACAAGTTACTGAAGTCATATTACAAGGCTTGAGTACAAAGCCTAATGTAGGAACAGTAACTCCTAAGAATAGCAGTTCTGTAGTAGCAACAGCAGTAAGTACTAAAGGTGCTATAAGCACTAATACAACAGTTGCAAATGACAGTTCATTAACTTTAACAGCAATAAGTTCTAAAACTAATATTGGAACTGTAGAACCTCAGATTACAGAAATTATATCTGAAAGTGTTAGCACTAAAACAAATGTAGGAAACGTCAGTTTATCAGCCGATTCTACTTTTACATTAACAGCTACATCAACAAAAGCTAACATATCAACTAACACAACTGCTGTAGGTGTAATATTTGATTTTGAAGCAGTAAGAGATACCTTTTCTCAAAAGAGAACAGTATATGTAGAAAGACAAACTACATCATTAGATAGAACAGTAAATGTTTCAGCGTTTCCTAGAGTTGCTTTTGCTCAGAGGCAAACAACGACAGGAGATAGAACAATATTTGTACCTTTTGAAGATAGAAGGGTATATGTAGAAAGACAAACAACAAGTGCCGAAAGAACGGTAAGAGTAGCAGCATAGGAGATAACAATGTCATTTAGATGGCCCAATAAAGACCCTGACGAACAATTAGACTATAGTATTGATTGGTCAAGATTTCTTGGCTCGGCAACTATAAGTAGTGTTGTATGGTCAGTTAATAATGCAAGTGGAGTAAAAACAACAATAGGTGGTGGAGCTACTGTAAATGGTATACAGAATATATCGCAAACACAAAGTAGTGACGGTAAAACTGCAACAATAAATATAGGTTCTGGAACAAATAATTTAGAATATACTTTCTTTTGTAGGATTACAGATAGCACAGGAAGCCAAGCAGAACGAAGTGTTAAACTTAAAGTGAGGGAAAAATAATGGCTTATAATTTTTTAGGATTAGTTAATCAAATAAATAGAAGGCTAAATGAAGTAGAATTAACATCAAGTAATTTTGCATCGGCTACAGGATTTTATGCTCAAGCAAAAGATTCTA